AAAACAACTATTGCTCGTGCTTTATGTAATGAGTTAGAATGTGATTACATTATTATTAATGGTAGTGATGAAGGTAGGCAGATAGATACTCTCAGAACTAAGATTAGGCAGTTTGCATCTGCAGTATCATTTGAAGGTAAAACTAAGGTTGTCATATTAGATGAGGCTGATTATATGAACCGGGATAGTGTTCAGCCAGCCCTTAGAGGGTTCATAGAACAGTTTGCTGAGAATTGTAGGTTTATATTTACATGTAACTATGCCAATAGGCTTATAGACCCGTTGCACAGTAGAACAACGGTAATAGACTTCAAATTAGCACCCTCAGATCGCCCTGTATTAGCCTCTAAGTTCCTAAAAAGGATGGAGTACATACTAGATACCGAGGGTGTTGAGTACAATCAGAGGGTGCTCGCTGAGCTCCTAAACAAACATTTTCCCGATTATAGAAGGGTTATAAATGAGCTACAGCGGTACTCTGTAGGGGGTATTATTGATGAAGGCATACTATCCAACTTCCAAGAAGTTAATGCTAAGGCCCTAGTAGAGAGCCTCAGAGAGAAGGATTGGCGTAAGATGAGGCAATGGGTAGCTAATAATGTAGATACAGATCCACAGGCTATATTTAGGCAGATATATGATATACTGCTCCCTGAGATTAAGAACCCTGCTCGCTTAGTACTCGATATTGCAGATTATCAGTATAAAGCTGCTTTTGTTGCAGATCAAGAAATTAACTTGACTGCTTGTTTAACACTAATCATGACAGACTCGGAATTTAAGTAAAATGGCAAAAGACTGTTGGATTCAAATTCGTGTAGAAAAATCCAAAAGAGAAGAAATCAAAAAAGAAGCTAAAAAACGCAAAGTTACAGTTTCTCAACTTTTAATGGAAGGATACGAAAACCTAAAAGAAGGAAAATACATTGACTTTAAGTAAGTTATGGAAATTATGGTGCATGTCGTTAGGAGAGAAAGCTAGCGACGATTCAAGGGAGGCAGATGCTGTAGCAATTATGAGAAGTATCGTGGTCCTAGTTAATTTTATAACCTGTTTTTTTATTGTGGCAGGAGTAATAAGGCATTTTTAAATGAGTGATAGTATATTAGAAGGATTTGGCGAGGCTATCCCTGAGATAGACGAAAAAGAGTTTGAACACAAAATCAAGAAAATAGGTCCTTTTGAATTTACTAACAGCATCTATAATAAGGAAAACTTAATTGTAGATGAAAGGACAGAACGAGAATATAATCCTTTTATTGTAAATCGTGCTTTAGGCTTTGGTAAGGATACTGTATTACTGGCCAATGAAATGAATTCGAGACATCATTTAGATAATAAACTACAATATGACTTTCTTATGAATACTATAAGAAAAGGCAAAAGATATAACAAATGGTTAAAGAATGATGAGGAGAATATAGAAGCTATACAAAAGTTTTTTGGATATTCTTTAATTAAGGCGAAAGAGACCCTTAGTCTACTCAATGATACACAAATTGAACTCATAAAACTGCATAACGAGACATCAAAAGGCGGAAAGGTATAAATACCTGTATAACTTAATTATTATTTAAGACAACAGGCATTTGAAATGAGTGATCAAGAGAATTACTTTAACATAGACTATCCAGGGTATTCACCACTAGAAGTTTTACTTAACGACCCAGAAGATTTTTTGAAGGTTAGGGAAACTTTGTCTCGAATTGGAGTTGCTTCGAAAAAGGAAAGAGTCCTTTATCAGTCTTGCCATATACTTCACAAGAAAGGACGATACTTTATAACACACTTTAAAGAATTATTTGCTCTTGACGGCAAGGAAGCAGATTTCCAGGATAACGATTTACAGCGTAGAAATACTATTGCTAAACTTCTCCAAGATTGGGGTTTAGTAAAGATTTTAACCGAGGTAGAAGATTATGCTCCATTGAGCCAAATCAAAATTATATCGTTTAAAGAGAAAGGTGAGTGGGAGCTAATCCCCAAATACAACATTGGAAAGAAAGTTAAATAAAAACCAGATAGAAGCTTTACAACTAATTAAAGACGAACAAGATAGTGTAGGGCCTGGATTCTGCGTGCTAAAGTGGTACCACCAAGAAATGCACTTAGGAACAGGCAGGGCGCATTCCTGTTACCATTGTCCTACACACCAAATACCTTTAGGAGCAGACTTACACAATACACCTCACAAGGTTGAACAAAGAGCAACGATGTTACAAGGTGGCAAACCTTCAGAGTGCTCTTATTGTTGGGAGGTAGAGGATCTAGATCTAATCTCAGATAGACAAACTCTTGCAGTACAATTTTTTAAGCATAATAGAGATATAGTTAAAGAGGCAAAAGAAGCAGGACTTGGATATGTATATCCTAAATATTTAGAAATATCTTTCACTAATAAATGTCAAATGGCATGCAGTTATTGTGGGCCTGTATTCAGTACAACATGGGAAAAGGAAATAGAAGAACATGGTCCTTACAAACTATCAGAGGATTATAATCTTATTCATACACCTCAGATAGAAAACTCTCCCTATGTGGCAAAGTTTTGGAAATGGTTTCCACAGGCATATGAACACTTATTTGTTCTTAGAGTAACAGGAGGAGAGCCTTTATTAGATAAGAATACATATAAACTTTTAGAATATGTTAAGGCAAATCCTAGAAAAGGATTAACATTCCATTGTAATTCTAATCTTATGGTTACAGAAAATAGAGTACAAAAATATATTAACCTAGTAAAAGATATACCTAATACCAAACTTTATGCTAGTATTGACTCATGGGGAAAACAGGCAGAATATATTAGACATGGTTTAGAGATAGAACATTTTGAGGAAAATTTAATTAGATTATTGGCTCAAGGAATACCTGTTGGTATCATGTGTACATATAATTTTTTATCTATTGATAATATTAGTGAGTTTATATTTAAAATGGCGGAACTCAAAACACAATTTGGTGATTTACTAACAGTTGACATGCCATATATGGTTGAGCCATTACACCTTTCAGCACAAATTTGTGATGATAGTCATATACATATAATGGAAGAAAGTTTAAAAGAAATGGAACTATATCCATTTACTACAGGCGAAATAGAAAAATACAGAAAGACTGTAGGATGGATAAAAGCAAACAGGTTCAAAGGTGATGAACTTGTCAAACACAGAAAAGATTTCTGGGCGTTTGTTAAAGAACATGATAAGAGAAGAGGCACAAATTTTAAAGAGGCCTTTCCTCACTTAGGAATGATAGGATTTAATAATGAAACATCAAATGGGTGAATTTAAAATCTATTCAATTAACAATCCGTTAATTTTGTCAATAGATGATATTATACCAGAAGAATTGGTAGACGGTTTAGCAGAAGATATTGAAGAAAAATGTGAATTTAAAAAGGCAAAAGTAGCCACAACAACTGGCGAGCCTAAAGATGATATTAAAAGAACAAATGAAACATCTAGTATTCACTATATGCAATCAGAAGGAGCTAGAGTATTTTTAGACGCAGCCTCAGCTGTTTTAAGATTACACCCTGCACAAGCAGAACCATTGTCTGTTATTAAGTATCAAGCAGGACAACAATTTGAGCCTCATTTAGATGCCTTTCAAGATGACAAAATAGAACATTATTCACCTCAGGCAGGTAATAGAGTAGCAACAGCAATATTATATCTAAATGATGTTTTAGATGGAGGCGAAACTGATTTCCCTAAAATGGGTGTTTGTGTTCCTCATAAAAAAGGCAGATGTGTTTTCTTTAGTAATACTCACATGGGAACAGGACAACCTTTAGCTTTATCTACACATGCTGGCTTACCTGTTATTCGAGGAGAAAAGATGGCAGTTAATTTATGGTTTAGATCAGGTGTTTATGACAACAATATGTACCAAAAATGGTTAGAAAAGCAGAATTCTTTATAAATAATAATGATACGCCGGAAGGGTATCTAATATTAACCTTGCTAACTAATAGGAGGAAACTAAAATGGTAAGATTAAACACGACTAACTGGAACGATTTTGTTTCAGCATTCCCACAAGTAGAAAGTAGATTGATTGGATTTGACAGAGTATTTGACGCTGTTACCAAACTTCACACCGTTGAAGGAGGCCAATCTAATTCTTTCCCACCTTATAATATCAAAAAACTAGACGCTGAGAATTATGAAATTCAAATTGCTCTTGCAGGCTTCAGTAAATCTGAATTGAATATTAGTGTGGAAGACGGCAACCTTGTCGTTAAAGGTGAACAAGAGAAATCAGAAGATGAATTCTTGCACAAAGGAATTGCAGAACGCAATTTCACAAGAACATGGGCATTAGCAGATGATGTTAAAGTCACAGGTTCAAAATTGAAGGATGGAGTTTTAACTATTTCATTGGTACACGAAATACCAGAGGAAAAGAAACCTACATCTATTGAAATTAAATAATTAGAAACAGGAGATAAGGAGTATGGCTACTAACATACAAATCGTTAAACTTACAACAGGTGAAGACTTGATTGGAGACATTAAAGAAGAGGAAATTGAGGGTAGAGGTTTTCTACTTATCAAGAAACCAGCTATTATTATGATTATGCCTAAACCTGGAAGTGAAACTGATTATACTGTAGGGCTTGCTCCTTACGCTCCATTTGCAAAAGATCACAAAGTTCCGATCTTTCCAGCTCATGTTGTTTCAGTCTACGATCCAGGAACAGAGATGTTAAATTCGTATAATAAAAAGTTTGGTTCCGGAATTGTTCAACCTGACTTTATAAATAAAAAGGTGTTGAACGAAACAATTAAAGGAAAGTAAATGTATGAATATAGAATTAATGTTGTCAAAATTATTGATGGCGACACAGTAGATGTGGATATCGACTTGGGCTTCGGTGTCTGGCTCAAGAAACAAAGAATACGTCTGCATGGGATCGATACTCCCGAAAGTAGAACCCGTGACCTCGACGAAAAACGATACGGACTTATGGCGAAGAAATACCTCACGCAGCAGATTGAAGGTGGAGCTATACTCAAAACAAGGCTCGATAAAAAAGGAAAATATGGAAGGATACTTGGTGAATTTATTAGTTTAGATGGTAATACTAATATAAATGAACTAATGATATCCAAACATCATGCCGTATCCTATCACGGCGCAAGTAAAGCAGAAATAGCAGAGGGACACTTGCGAAATAGGACCAGAGTTAAAGAAATTTAATTGACATTTAGTACGAAAGAGTGCATAATGTCTATATTATGTTTAAGGTGTTGTTATGAACTTTTATACTTATGCTAGGCACTACGGCGATAAGATACTATTCAGAGGTATTAAGGATGGTAAGCGCGTATCTGTAAAGCACGATTTTGAACCTACATTGTTTGTCCCTACAGACAAACCTTCTGAATATAAAAGCATATTTGGTGATAATGTAGCCCCA